GCAATCAAGGTGCTAGAGGAAGCCGAAGTCGCTGCTTTTGACGACGACTTTTAATGGCTAAGTTCCTACGTCACGAGGGGTGTCCGGAGTGTAATTCTTCGGACGCCCTTGCTATTTACGACGACGGCGGGCAACACTGCTTTGCCGTCAATTGTGACTACCATGTCCATGGAGGAACTGTGGAGCAACAACCGCTTCCAAAAGCTAAACCACTACAGATGTTTGGTGTAGTGAGTAACATACCCCAACGACGCCTGTCCAAAGAGACATGTGCTCGATACGGTGTCACTGTGGAGTTTTCGTCGACGGGGGAAATAGAAAAGCACTACTACCCGTACTACGAGGTAGATTCCAAAGACGTCATTGGAGCCAAGGTGCGCCATGTCAAGACCAAGAACTTCCACGCCACTGGAGACATGTCCAAGGCTGGTTTCTTTGGTCAACAACAGTGCAACTCAACCAAGTACCTTACGATTACCGAAGGTGAGCTTGACGCTCTGGCAGTCTACGAAATGCTAGGCAGAACAGCTTATGACGTCGTGTCCTTACGCAACGGTGCGTCCAATGCAGCTAAGGAAATGAAGGAGCAGCTTGAGTGGCTCGAAAGGTACGACAATGTTGTGTTATGCTTTGACAACGACAAGGCTGGTGAAGCAGCACTGGAACAGGTAAAGGACCTCTTTAGTCCAAACAAGCTAAAAATCTGTAAGCTGCCTGTGAAGGACGCTTCGGACATGCTGATGGCTAACAACGTTAAGGACTTTACGAAACTCTGGTGGAACGCTAAGGTGTACCAACCTGACGGTATTGTCGCAGGTACGGACACTTGGGGTACTCTGGTAGAGAAACGTAAGGTGAAGTCGACGCCGTACCCTTGGGAGGGCCTTAATCATTTAACAAGGGGGCATAGACCCTATGAACTCGTCACGATTACTAGCGGTAGTGGCATGGGAAAGTCCCAATTTATCAGAGAAATTGAGTACGATTTGCTACGCCGATGCGAAGGCAATATTGGAGTCTTGGCGCTTGAGGAAGATTTGGCCCGAACAACGCTTGGTATCATGTCGGTGGCGGCAAATAGACCCTTACACTTGGAAGAGGACACGCCAGTGGACGAGCTTCGACCGTTTTGGGAGGCCACACTGGGAACAGGACGTTACTACTTATTTGACCATTGGGGGTCAACTTCAGCAGATAACTTGCTCTCCCGTGTTCGCTACATGGCAAAGGCCCTCGACTGTCGGTACGTCATTTTGGACCACCTGTCAATCGTCGTGTCTTCCCAAGAGTCCGGAGACGAGCGAAAAGCCATTGACGAAATAATGACCAAGCTGCGTACCCTTGTGGCAGAGACAGGCATCACACTGTTCCTCGTGTCACACTTACGCAGGTCCCAAGGCAAGGCCCATGAGGACGGTGCTCAGATATCCTTAGGTGAACTGAGGGGTTCACAGGCGATTGCACAACTGTCCGACATTGTCATTGGCATGGAGCGTGACCAACAGAACGCTAACGAAGACATTAGGAACACAACAACCGTACGTGTCCTGAAGAATCGTTACACGGGTGAAACAGGCCCTGCTTGTTGGTTGGCCTATGACAGAAACACAGGTAGGTTGTCGGAGGTGGCTTGTCCAGACATAGGGGACGACTTTTGATCTATCTGGACCTTGAAGCTGACGGTCTCAACCCAACACGCATCTGGTGTGTTGTAACACGGGAAAACGGTGTTTCACAGGTACATACCAACCGGACTACCCTCTGTGAGGCTCTGGCTGGCTCTGTGAGCGTTTGTGGACACAACCTGATAGGTTATGACCTCCCAGTGCTAAAGCGTCTCTGGGGGCTTTCTGTGGCTCCTGAGAGGGTGGTAGACACACTGGTGTTGTCACGTTTGTATGACCCAAGTCGTGCTGGTGGACACTCTTTGAAGGCTTGGGGTGAGATGTTAGGTTTCCCGAAAGGAGACCACGACGACTGGTCCTGTTTGTCGACGGCAATGATTGACTACTGCATACGTGACGTGGAAGTGACTGAAGCAGTACATCAGCAGCTTGTGACACACATGGCCGACTTCTCCGAAGAGTCCATTGAGTTGGAACACAAGGTGCAGTTTGCAGTGCAACAACAGGAACGCAACGGGTGGGTACTAGACCAAGACTTAGCTATGGAGCTTTGTGCAACATTTAAGGAGGGCATGAATGCCATTGAAGCCGAACTACAAGGTATGTTCCCGCCCATTGTCGAAGAAAGGTACTCTGAAAAGACAGGGAAACGACTTAAAGACAAAGTTACAGTTTTCAACGTTGGGTCCAGACAACAAGTTGCAGAACGACTTGCAACTAAGGGTGCGAAGTGGAACCAGACGACGCCAAGCGGAAAGCCTGTTGTCGATGAGAAGACGCTTAAGGAAAACAGTCACGTCCCAGAGGCTGCAAAAGTTCTGGAGTACCTTACTCTTCAAAAGCGATATGCGCAAGTACATTCTTGGCTAGAAGCTGTTGAGGACGACGGTAGGGTCCATGGTCGTGTTATCAGTAATGGTGCAGTCACAGGACGTATGACGCACCAGAGTCCTAACATGGCACAAGTACCTGCCAGTCACAGTCTGTACGGACATGAGTGTCGCTCTTGTTGGACTGTACCTGTTGGGAAGAAGTTAGTTGGGTTTGACGCTAGTGGCCTTGAGCTACGTATGTTGGCCCATTACATGAATGACGAGGAGTTTACAAATGTCCTACTTAGAGAAGATATTCATACCAGAAATCAATTGGCTGCGGGACTTGAAACAAGACCTCAAGCAAAGACTTTCATCTACGCTTTCCTCTACGGAGCAGGGGATGCTAAAATCGGAACTATCGTCGGAGGAACGGCAAGAGACGGCAGAACTCTTAAGCAACGATTTCTTAGAAACACACCTGCTCTTGAAAGTTTACGAGAACGCATTACTAGAGCAGCTGGGCGTGGTTATCTTACAGGACTTGACGGACGAAGACTTAGAGTTAGATCAGAACATGCTGCACTGAACACGTTGTTGCAAGCAGCAGGAGCCATCGTAATGAAAAAGGCACTGGTGATTTTGGACGACTATGCGAAGCAGTGGAAACTTGACTACAAATTTATAGGTAACATCCATGATGAAGTACAATCGGAGGTGGTTGAAGAACAAGCAGAGAAATTCGGTTGGCTTGCGGTCGAATGTCTCAAGGCGTCTGGCGTACACTTTAAACTCAGATGTCCACTGGACGGGGAATACAAAGTTGGAACAACATGGGCGGAGACACACTAATGATTAATAAACAGTGCTACAAGTGTAATACAGTAAAACCCGTAAGTGAGTTTCATGAGCATAAACGCATGGGTTACGAGTCTTACTGTAGGGAGTGTCAAAACAATAACTCCAAAACAAGAATGTGGGTTAACGGAAAGTACATACCTAAGTCTCACCCTTTGCATAAACCCGGACGTTACAAGACTTTTGAAGACGCTGCCTTTAGCAGTCTTGAGAAGTACGAAAGCAGCACAGAAGGTCAAGTGTACGTCATAGTCAACCCTAACTTCTCTGAATGGGTGAAGGTTGGGATGGCTGTCGACGCAGCTGACAGACTCAATGGCTACCAAACCTCTTCCCCTTTTAGGGACTATGTGTTAAACTATAGTTGGGACGTCAACGATAGACGTGCTGCAGAGTCCGAAGCACACAGTAAACTACAGAAGTTGTACGAAAGACGCAGCGAGTGGTTTAAATGCACACCAGAGCAGGCCCAAGAGGTTGTCTCAGGTATAGTAGGGAATTACCAATGAAAAACATATACACATTAGTAGACGACATTTACAAACTGGTTAAAACCAAAAGAGTAGACAAAGACGTCGACATCGAAGAGTGCATTGAGCAGTTTGGAGAAAACGTTAAGGACCTCATGCGTAAAGAATTTGGTGGTAACAGGTCCTTTGATGGTCGTAAGCTGCGCATGTCCAACATTGGTAAGCGTGACCGCTTCCTATGGAACCACTACAACAACGTACCAAAAATGGACGACATGCAGCCACATACGCTTGTCAAGTTTTTGTACGGACATTTGATTGAAGAATTATTACTATTTCTTACGAGGGCATCGGGACATGAAGTTACCGCAGAACAAAAACAGTGTGAAATCAACGGTATTACGGGTTCTATGGACTGTAAAATTGATGGTGTTGTCACGGACGTTAAAAGTGTTTCGTCGTATGGGTTTAAGAAATTCAAAGACGGCACTCTGGCTTACGATGACCCGTTTGGATACGTCGCTCAAATTAAAGGATATGCAAAGGCGGAGGATCAAAAAAGCTTTGGATGGTTGGCGATGGACAAACAAAATGGACACCTAACCTATCTTATGTACGACGAAGAGGACACTCAAGCCCCTGTGCATGAAACCATAGCCTTTGACATCACAGACCGTATTGAGCATGTCCAAGAGATGGTGAAGCAGCCTGAGCCTCCTGAGAAGTGCTATGAGCCTAAGCCAGACGGCAAGAGCGGTAACATGAAGTTGGACATAGGTTGTTCGTACTGTGCGTATAAAAAAGCATGTTGGCCTGACCTACGTGCCTTTGCTTACTCTACAGGTCCAAGGTTTTTAACGGAGGTGGTCAATGAGCCGAAGGTCCAAGAAATCAACATTTAGAAGCACGTTTGAAGAAGATGTCAGCAAGATACTAAAAGGTTTTGACTATGAACCCTTCACCGTCCCCTACACCATTGAGCGCAGTTATCGTCCTGACTTTGTTCATCATGCCTCTGGTGTTCTCGTCGAATGCAAAGGATACTTCAGAGACGGAGACACCAAGAAGTACACCAGCATCAGAGACAGTTTGCCAAGAGAACAGGAGCTTGTCTTCGTACTGATGCAGCCAAACAAGAAGATACGTAAGGGGGCCAAAATGACTATGTCAGAATGGTGTGACAAGGAAGGAATTTTATGGTATAATATAGATACACTACAGGAGTTGATTGACTATGTCACTAACGCTAGAGGAAATTAAGGAACGCCTCTTGAAAACCTTTGACCCAGACGACCTACTAGAGGCCCTACAGATAACCTCAGAAGAGATACTGGACAGGTTTGAGGACAAGTTAATTAACAGACTAGACGTGTTTGAAGAAGAGCTAGAGGAGGAAGAGAATGAGTATTGATGACGCGACTCCCGAAGAGTGGGACACAGTTAGAGCACTGAACAACCTGTCCATTAGGAAGCCGAAGCAGGTAGACCCTGTGGAGC